AGGGGGGCACGGGTGGGGCACGGTGGGGCACGGGTGGGGCACTCCCCCCGAGCCGTGTCCGTGGTCCCCTTTGCCCCATTGGGGCGCGAGGGTCGATAGGCCCAGTTATCGGATCTGGTCCCCTTTGCCCCATTGGGTCACGCGGGTCATCTGGGGTTGACGCGTGCCATCGGGGGTTGTCCGGGTGTCGCGCCGATCTTGGTCCCCTCACGTGGTCCCCTCGCGCTGCAGTGACCCTGCCGGCGTGCCCGGCCCGGGCTGGAGCGTAAGTGAGTGCTCACTAACGTAGCATGTGAGTGAGTGCTCACTAGGGGGGGGGTGCCCCCTCAACGATGGCTATGGCGTGTACGAAAACGAAGCCCCCAGAAAAACTTTTATTTTTTCCGCAACCGTCCCAAATTCTTAGAAAGTTGTCATTGCCACGATAGCGCTGGCGATAACGCTGCCGCTGCATTACACTGCTGGCATGCAACTCTCCGTTTTCCGAGACCTGCCCGTCACCGCCAGAGAGCTGAAGGCCACGCCTGAGGCGTTGGAGCGCATATACGAAGGCGCGAAGCTGGGATTGCGCGGCGATTCGCTTGCGCTGGCGGCAGGTATGTTGCCGGTGGAATTGGCGCGGCTGAAGCTCATGGACCCGATTGCGGAGATCGCGGAGATGAAGGGCCGCGCCGACAGCGAGATGACGATGTCGAAGACGCTGTATGCAGCGGCTGAGAACGGCGACGCGAAGGCGGCGCTGGAGTTTCTGCGGCACAGACATGAGTGGTTTGCGAAGCAGCAGGTCCAGGTGGATGTGTCGCAGTCGATCAGTATCACTGCGGCGCTGGAAATGGCCGAGAAGCGTGTGAAGGCCGCGGAGGCGGTTGAGGATGCGGTGGAAATTGTGAAGCCGCTGGCGCGTGCGCTGCCGGTAACGGCGCTGCCGGATGAATTGGGAATGGTGTAATGTTGTACGAGCAGACACTGCGCGAGTCGCAGCACCGGGATTTGCGGCAGTGGCTGAATTCCGGAAAACACGCATGCAGCGACGAGATGAGGGCGAATATTGACCGCTTGTGGTGGGATTACAAAGAACAGGTGGCCAAGAATAAAATGCTGACTGCCGTGTTGGTGGCTGCAGCGGCGAAGAGTTTTTCAATTGAAGTGCCTGCGGAAAGTGCGGAGTAATGCAAACCACGAAATACACCCCGCAGGAGGAACAGGCCCTGATGAGTCGCCTGTGGAGCGCCAAGCTCCGCGACGACCCCGAGGCGTTCGTGATGTTCGTGTTCCCGTGGGGTGAGAAAGGCACGCCGCTGGAAAAGCGCACCGGCCCGCGTAAATGGCAGCGGGATATTCTGCGGAAGATACGGGCGCACATCGAGGCGAACGGCACGCGGGATATGTACGAGGTATTCCGCCTGGCGGTCGCCTCCGGCCGAGGAATCGGGAAGTCCGCGCTGGTAAGTTGGCTCGTGCTCTGGATGCTTTCGACGCGGATCGGGGCGAGCGTGATCGTCAGTGCGAACTCAGAGGCGCAGCTCAGAAGCGTGACCTGGGCCGAGATCACGAAGTGGCTGGCGATGCTGATGAACTTGCACTGGTTCGAGATCAGCGCCACGCGCATCGTGCCGGCGAAGTGGCTCACCGAACTGGTGGAGCGCGATCTGAAGAAGGGCACCCGTTACTGGGGCGCGGAGGGGAAGCTCTGGAGCGAGGAAAACCCCGATGCGTACGCTGGCCCGCACAACGATGATGGCATGATGGTGGTGTTTGACGAGGCCAGCGGTATCCCGGATGCTATTTGGCCGGTTGCGCAGGGCTTTTTTACTGAGAACACCCCGCACAGATTCTGGTGCGCGTTTAGTAACCCACGGCGGAATGCCGGGTATTTCTTTGAGTGTTTCAACGCCAAGCGCGATTTCTGGCAAACGCTGAATATTGATGCAAGGACCGTAGAGGACACGGACAAGGCGCTGTACGATCAGATCATTGCAGAATACGGCGAGGACTCTCCAGAGGCAAAAGTCGAGGTGTACGGCGAGTTTCCGAGCACTGGTGACGACCAGTTCATCGCGGCAAAGCTGGTGGATGACGCGTTTGCTCGGCCACGCTGGCGCGACCCTGGGGCGCCGATTGTGATCGGCGTGGACCCGGCCCGCAGCGGGGCGGATGCGACGGTGATTGCTGTGCGGCAGGGGCGCGATATCGTGGCGCTGCACCGCTATCGCGGCGATGACACGATGACGGTGGTGGGGCACGTCATTCAAGCGATGGAACGCTATCAGCCTGCGCTGACAGTGATCGACGAAGGCGGCCTCGGATATGGGATACTAGACAGACTGACCGAGCAGCGGTATAAAGTGCGCGGCGTAAATTTTGGCTGGAAGTCGCAGAAGCCCGTGATGTGGGGGAACAAGCGGGCCGAGCTGTGGGGCGCGATGAGGGACTGGCTGCGCACGGCGTCTGTGGCTGACGACAAGCAGTTGAAGGCAGACCTGATTGGTCCGCGGGCGAAGCCGAACAGCGCGGGCACGATTTTCTTGGAGTCGAAAAAGGACATGCGCGCGCGCGGGTTGGCGTCGCCCGACGCGGCTGATGCGATTGCCGTGACGTTTGCGTTCCCGGTGCGCGCCGATGGCGACGTCAGTGCTGGCCGGCAGATTTCGGCATACGCTATGCCGACCGTAAATCACTGGAACGCGCGTAGCGCGGCGAGGGTTTGAAATGGCACGAGTATCGAACGCAGAGCGTCTGATGAACGTCCACGCGGAGGCGCTGCGGGAGTTCGACGACATCCAGTCCTCGATGCGCGACGAACGGCTGCAGTGTCTGCAGGACAGGCGGTTTTATTCGATTGCTGGGGCGCAGTGGGAAGGCCCGCTGCAGGACCAGTACGAAAACAAGCCGAAGTTTGAGGTGAACAAGGTCGGCTTGGCCGTGCAGCGCGTGGTCAACGAATACCGGAACAACCGGATCACGGTCGATTTCGTGAGCAAGGATGGCTCGCCGACTCAGATGGCCGGCGTGTGCAATCGCCTGTTCCGCGCTGACGAGCAGGACTCTACCGCGAACGAAGCGTATGACAACGCCTTCGAGGAGGCGGTTGGTGGCGGTTTTGGCGCCTGGCGCCTAACGACGGTCTACGAAGACGACGAAGACCCAGAGAACGACCGCCAGCGCATCCGGATCGAGCCGATCTATGACGCGGACACGAGCGTGTTCTTCGATCTGCAGGCCAAGCGGCAGGACAAGGCCGACGCGACGCGGTGTTTCGTGCTGTACAGCATGACGCGTAAAGCCTATGAGGCAGAGTACAAGGACGACCCGACGACCTGGCCAAAGGAAATCTGCCAGACGTTCTTTGACTGGGCGTCGCCAGATGTGGTGTACGTTGCCGAGTATTACCGCATCGAGGACGTTTCCGACGCACTGGTGGTGTATCAGGCACTTGACGGCAGCGAGGAGAAGTACCTCGAAAGCGCGTTCGAGGAAGATCCGGCTCTGCTGGAAAAACTGTTTGCCATTGGCAGCCAGGAGGTGCGCAGGCGCACAATCAAGCGGCGCCGGGTTCACAAGTACCTGATGTCTGGCGGCAAGATTCTGCGAGACGACGGGTATATCGCTGGTAAGTGCATTCCGATTGTGCCGGTGTACGGCAAGCGGTGGTTTATCGACAACGTTGAGCGGTGCATGGGCATCGTTAGGTTGGCGAAAGACGCGCAGCGGCTGAAGAACATGCAGCTGTCGAAGCTGGGTGAAATCAGCGCGTTGTCCAGCGTTGAGAAGCCAATTATGACGCCAGAGCAGGTTGCCGGCCACCAGGTAATGTGGGCCAAGGACAACTTGGAAAATTACCCATACCTGCTGGTGAACCCGGTCACAGGGCCTGACGGTTCGCAGCAGATTGCCGGCCCGGTGGCGTACACGAAGTCCGCGGCCGTGCCGCCTGCGATGGCGGCGCTGCTGTCGGTGACCGAGCAGGATATCGACGACATTCTTGGCAACCAGCGCGAGGGCGACAAGATTGTCAGCAACATCAGCGGCGACGCCGTCGAGATGGTGCAGCAGCGGCTGGCGATGCAGGCGTTCCTGTACATGAGCAACTACGCCAAGGGCGTGCAGCGGTGCGGAGAAATCTGGCTGTCGATGGCGCGCGACGTGTATGTTGAGCCTGGTCGCCGCATGAAGGGCGTAAATGAACAGGGCCAGCCGTCGATGGTTGAGTTGCTGAAGCCGGCGCTCGATGAAAACGGCAGCGTGGTGCTGGAGAACGACCTGTCGGAGTCTATGATGGACGTGGTGTCCAACGTCGGCCCGTCGTTTGCCACGCAGCGCGCAGCCACGCGGCGCACCCTGTTGGGCATGATGCAGTTTGCGCAAGACCCGCAGATGCAGAAGATCCTGCTGGCCACGCTGCTGCAGAACCTGGATGGCGACGGCGTAAAGGACGTGGCCGAGTACATGCGCAAGGAAATGGTGATGGCCGGCGTGATGAAACCAACGCAGGAAGAGGCCCAGATGCTGTCGCAGGCCGCGCAGAACCAGAAGCCCGACCCGCAGACCGTGCTGGCCGAGGCGATGGCGCAAGAGGCGGTGGCAAAGGCCGGCAAGGCGCAGGCCGACAGCGTGTCCGCGATTGCCGGCGCCGAACTGAAACGCGCCCAAGCCGCACAAGCGATGGCTAGCATCGGAACAGATCGCGAGCGCCTGCTGGCCGAGCAGGCCCGAACCGTGGCAGACCTGTTGCGGCCGCCGGGCCGTTGAGGAACAGAACATGGCAGTTCCTGGTGGAATCACGTTTGGCGCCCCGCTCGCGCCAGGCTCGCAGCCGTATGCGCCGATCACGTTTGGAGCCCCGCTGCTAAGGTTGACGCAACCTGTCGAGGCCGCGCCTGCCGGATTGGCCGCCTCGGCCGAAATGCCGATCATGGTGCCGCAGTACGTGGGCGGCTATGAGGCAATGGCAGATAACGGAGATGTTGGCGCCCCGGGAGGAATGTCAGGTGCCGCAGGAGGAATGGCGACGCAATTTGACAATTCTCAGATTGCCAATACGCCATTTGGGCCTATTACGCCGGCAGACATTGCAGGCTTTTTGGCGAATCTTGTTACTCCATTTCCGGCTCAAATGCTTTCGTATGCGGCCACTGGTAGGACGGTTGGAGGAAATGTTAAAGCGTCCTTGACCCCAGTATCAGAAGCCTCCATTGCCATGAGTCCGGCCGCCTTCGACCTGGCGCAGCAGATCGGCATCACGCCCGCGGAGGCGCAGGGGATGATCAACGCAATGGGCGGGTCCAATGCCGTGGCGGGCCAGGATCTTGGCGCGGTGGCCGCGCAGTCGCTGGGGTTCGACACCGGCATGGGCGCATCGTATGGCGCTGTTGGTGATAACGGCATCTCCGGCGGCGGATCTGCAGACAGCGGCGCTGCGACAGGCGGCGGGGTGATGTAAGAGGGCGCACCAGCGCCCACCGGCAACCGCGCAGCCGTCAATGCGTGAGACGGAGAAACCATGAGCACTGAAGCAGCAGAACTGCAAGACGAACCCGTAGCCGTCGAACTCGACGCGACGCCAGAGGCGACAGAACCCGACGCTGAAGCGGCACCGGAGCCGGAAGAAGTCGTCGTCACCATTGGCGACGAAGCGCCTCCCGAAGAGCCGGAGCCGACCAAGAACTGGGTCAACGAACTGCGGCGCAAAAACCGAGAGGATCAGAAACGCATCCGCGAACTGGAGGCCAAACTCCAGAGTCAGGCGCAGCCCGCCCAGGTCGCGCCGACGCTGCCGGCTAAGCCCAAACTGGAGGACTTCGATTACAACTCCTCGCAGTACGAGCAGGCGGTGGATCAGTGGTATGCCAAGAAGCGCGAGGTGGACGAGCACCAGGCTCGCATGCGGCAGGCCGAAGAGCATCAGGTCAAGGCGTGGCAGTCCAAGTTGGAGGGCTACGCTACGTCCAAGAAATCCCTGCGCGTATCCGATTACGACGACGCCGAGGCCACGGTGCAGGAAACCCTGAGCACCATCCAGCAGGGCGTAATCCTGCAAGGCGCCGACGATCCGGCCAAGGTGGTTTACGCGCTTGGCAAAAATCCCGCCAAGGCAAAAGAACTCGCGGCTATCACCGATCCGGTGAAATTTTCGTTTGCTATTGCCAGACTGGAGGCGCAGTTGAAAGTCGCACCCCGCAAAACCCCGCCGCCACCGGAATCCAGCGTGCGCGGCACTGCGCCGATGAGCGGCGCCGTGGACAGCAATCTTGAACGCCTGCGGGCTGAAGCAGGTCGCACTGGCGATTATTCCAAGGTCATTCGCTATCGACAGCAACTGCGTGAAAAATCCAAGCGCTGACCTATTGCACTTGGCACAAAATGTGATACATTTGTGCCAAGTGCAGGTCTCGCCAGCCAGAAATCGGCAGAGCACGCCACATGAGCGTCCGCCGGCTCTGACTGGTGAGTAGCAAAGCGCGGCTAAAGCCGCACCAAGTCACTCAATCCAATTCCAAGGGCCAATCATGAGCAACGCTTTTTCCAAGGAAGAGCGCGTCGCGTTCGAGGACATTCTCGAAGGTTTCAACGACGCACTCGTGCTGTCGCGCAACGTCTCGATGTACCGCACCAGCGGCACCGAGATGGAGCGCACGAACAACATCATCTGGCGTCCGATGCCGTACATCGCCCAGTCGTTCGATGGCATGGACCAGACGCTGAATTTCACGGACTTCACCCAACTCACTGTTCCCGCGACGCTCGGCTTCCAGAAGTCGGTGCCGTGGACCATGAACGCGCTGGAATTGCGCGATGCACTGCAGGAAGGCCGCCTCGGCGACGCCGCCAAGCAGAAGCTCGCCAGCGACATCAACCTCGCGATCATGAACGTGGCGGCCCTGCAAGGTTCGCTGGTCGTCACCGTTGGAGCCAGTGCCGGCGACTACGACGACGTTGCGCTGTGCGACACGATCATGAACGAGCAGGGTGTGCAGGCGTTCGACCGCTACCTGGCGCTGTCCTCGCGGGACTACAACGGCATGGCCGGCAACCTGGCTGCCGCGACCCGTTCGTTTGGCAACCAGATCAGCGATCAGGCCTACCGCCGTGGCTTCGTCGGCACCGTCGCCGGGTTCCAGACGTACAAGTTCGACTACGCCAACCGCATCCGTGCGGCCAGCGGCTCGGACCCGACGATCGACACCCGCGCCTCGGCCGCGAACTACTGGGTTCCGGTGGCTACCACGGTCGCGCCGACCGGCGAGTCGAGCAACGTTGACAACCGCTTCCAGACGATCACCCACTCCTCGGTGACGACGGAACTGGCTGCCGGCGATGCCATCACCATCAGCGGCGTGAACGCGGTGCATCACATCACCAAGGGCGACACGGGCGAACTCAAGACCTTCCGGATCGTGCAGCGCCTGACCGCCACCACCTCGGTGATCACGCCCCCGATCATCAGCAACCAGG